TTATTTTGAATTTGCAATTTCTTATTGAGGGTTTCTATTTCTTTCGCTTGTTCTTGTAACTGGGCTTGTTGTTGATGTATAATTTGCAGCACGTCTTGTGAACTGAGAGGAGCAATACTTCCGTCTGGTCTTTGTATCATAATTGGTTGTTGTGCATTGGCATTTTGCATTAATAATTGTTGCTTACTTATTTCTTCGCGTTCTTTTTCTAATTGTTTTATTTGTTCTAATACACCGGGTTTCATGGTTGGTTCTCCCGGTTTATAATTTTCAAGTAAACTGTCAATGTATTGAAGGAAAAACATTTTAATCGGTTTTTCTTTACTTTGGCGAATAAACATGTCTACTGTTTTTGGCGATTCTTTACAAAAATCAGGATGAGGATTCTCTAACATCTTCTTCTTATCAAATGTATTATGGTTATGAGAAAATACCAATATAGATTTCTTCGAATCTAACTGAACAAATGGGATAGTGTAGTCCTTCAGAAACTTCTTCTCCTCTGCAACGGATGACGCCTCGTCAAACCGAGTCATAGAAAGGAGCGCACGTTTAAATGCAAATGTGGCAGCAGTTGCATGATTCGGTCCATATGGGCCAAACTGTAGCATTTTATTAATGTGTTTAAAATACATAAACATAGCACTTGAACCGGCACACAGCGCCTTTGGAGAATTCATCAATGTTTCAACTGCATGACTCACTCTGTCTGGAGGATAATAATCATCGTCGTCCATATACACTAAAATATCACCCGATGCCTTTTCATTTAACAAGTTTCGTTTCTTTCCGAGGGTCATTTTTTCGTCATATTTAAAATATTTCACCTGTGGAACGTGCGCAACTAATTCCTCAATTTTATCCGTACCATCGTCAATAATAATCCATTCCATTCTATCCTTCGGGTATGTTTGGCTTTCAAAACATTTGATCATTACAGATACAAATGGTCTACGATTAAATGTTGGAGTGCATATACTTACCATCGGATACTTGGAATTTACATTGGCATTCTTGGCATTGTTCTTAGCGTTGTTGTTTTTATTTTTCCCCATGATACTATTTAAACCGGCCTTGTTTTTAAGTATTTATTTTGAAGAGAAACTTTTACTCATTTGCTTAAGTTTGCGGGTGAGAGACGCTCCTCCTCCTTCAAAGCTATACCCTTCTGGTTTAACTGGTATTATTGGTGCAGGGTTAAACACATCCGTTCCATAATACATGGCAAGCACCGCTGCAATGGCGGCTATTCCAGGCACTGCACCCATAATGGAAAACGCTGTCAATATTATACCAATTGCATAAATAAAAACGAGTTGTTGCTTATAGTGCGAAAATACATCCTTTACAACATCAATACTTGATATATTTTTAGAACGTGACCCAACCGCCTTGTAGGAGAGTACGCTTAATATAGAAATGAGGATTCCTGCCGACGTGACCAAATAAGGGGTCATTGCAAATGGCGGCACAAATGTAAAAACAATTATTAACACTATAAAGATCCACAACAGGGTTAGCGAGACTAACATGGTAACTGGCTGCGATACAGTTACGTCCTTCCATTCCGGCTCTCCTCGTCCAGTTTCATTTGTATTCCTCTTAAAAAACCACCCCATTTTAGCGAATACAAGATATAGCAGATATAATTGGTCGTACACCAACAATATCGCTATTAAAAGAGGCACAAATAAGGGTGCAAAAAATATTATTGCCCATTCACTTAGACGACTATTCATTGCATTTAGACATGCCGACATATAAACGTAATTGTTGTTCAATATTGCGTCGCAAATGGAAGACAAATAGTTACCTATAAATGACGCATCTGCATTATTTTGATAAGCATACAGTCCATTTAACGCCAAATTTTTCGCGTTATCGCTATCGAGTGGCACCGCTATTGTCTGTTTATCGTCGCCTGAAAATAGGTCCTGAGACGACTTGTCAAGCGGAACCGCCGGTATATCAGTGTACGGATACCGTTTCATGTTAGTGGGCAATATCTTTGCCGCGGCTACCTTGCACGCAAATAGCAGCAGGCCACCACAACTAACATAAACTAATATTGCCACTAACACGGCAGCGACTACGCCTGAGAATGTTAGCAGGCTCGCTGATAATACCGGGGGCGGTTTCGGCTCCGAGGCCTTGCGTTTTGCATCATTAAGTGATTCATCATTGGATGTTGTATCTGTCATTACACTTATATTTAAATGATATAAAAATACTGGGTCGCGGGTGTTATTTTACTAAAATATACGGGCAACCAATATTTTAATATCAATTTATATTATTATGGCATCCGTTCAAAAACACTATAGCACATTATTCTTGATTATCGCCTCCTTTATTTTGATAGTCGCTATATTTAAATGGATTGACTACTTGACGTCGAATACCTATATTATGGAGTGTTTTTCGCCTGGCCCGATTCAAGAGGAATCTGGTGGCGCCACAAGTCATACAGTTAATCTGCCATTAACCACAACCTACAGTTGCACCAACTTTTGTGGGCCGACCGCCAGATGTTCTATAACTGGTCAGCAGTGTTCTGCGGATATTGACTGCCCTGGATGCCAGCCATATTCGCCGCCACTTGAAAAGGCTCCGGAGTGCATCCCCGGCGACAATGATGCCGGAAAACTCACAGTGGGTGTCACGCCGCGGTATTCGCCGCTAACCAGTGGGTACGGGACGCAAGAAACTGTGATTACATCCAATATGTTCGCTAAACCCGCTGCTCCAAATTTTGGTGTAAATACGTGGATGGCCGAATTTAGTGAAGACCAGAGCCTTTTTGATAAGCGGTATAAACCGTCTGGTCTATCCTATATGCCAGACTACCCTGATCGGTACAGTTTAACTGGCGAGTTTATTGAGGATGGACCGTTTGCGTCAAATGCACCGATTGGTTAAGCAATGATTTTAAGGTTTTGATTATTCTATCTCATATGAAAGAAATAGAATAATTTGTTTTTATTAGATTATTAGTTGGCATCGCACATCTCGGCGAGCTTGGTAAGATTTTGAATGTACTTCATCACCTTTGTCTGGCTCTCTGCGCTCATATTTCTAATGGGCTCGCGCAATCGGTCAATGGATTCCATGATTTTATCCGTATTTTGAGAGTTAGCCAAATCAGACGAATAATCCTTGTTCATGAAAAACCCCAAATTGCCCGCTTCAATTTCTGCGCGGTACTTTCCCACAATAAACTTGTTCCAAATCTTGACAATCATCTTGGGGTTTGCCTTTCTAATTGTCAGCAACGCATTCTTTGCTGACAGGATGTCGGCATCTTCGGGAAAAACAAGATGTACATCGTTTACAAACTCGGCAAAATGGTCATTGAACGCTGTAAGAATATTCGTCATTTAAATAAATTAACATTCTTATTTCTAAATTATTTTAATTATATATTAAATAACTTGCTATTAGGCCGGGTTCTTCTCTCTAAAAGCTCATTGGTGGTTTATTTCCGGTAAGCTTCCTTAGGTCTGCATCTCGCTCCTCCTTCATTTTCTTAATTCTATCTTCCATAATCTGATTGGATGCATCATCTCCCATTTTCTGTGCGCCCCGAATCGTTGTATTAGACGACTCGTTACTTGAATGGTTCGATATTTGACCGCTAAATGCAGTGTTTAAATCTACATAATTGTGCATTTGTCGCATTCCGCCGTTACCCTTTGCCTCCAACTCCTCCGGTGCCTGGTCCAAAAAGCTGTATTGATCCGACACAATATTGCTAAACCCGCCGCCGAATGAGAATGCCGAAGGCTCCATATTATTCTGGGTTGCCTGTCGTACTTCTACCTCCTGCCTCGGCTTTAAGTGTTCTAAAATCTGCTCGCCATACAATACTTGGTAGCCATTTGCCAACAAAAGTAGCGCTGGAACACGGTTTACATTTTCCGGTAAAATGATTTTTTGGCCATTTTCTAAAATAATATACGTCTTGCCCGATTCGTCCTTAACTCTCTTGTCGATGCAAATAAAATGGATGTCTTTTTGAGCTTGCGACTTTGACAAAATCTGTAAGTATTTCTTGCACACTTCGCAGTATTTGCTATAATATAAAATACAACTCATCTTAATCTATACTTAGTTATTTCAAACTAATATTTAACTCATTTACAAAAAAATTGATTTAGATTACAATTTAAATATAAAGTAATATTAAGCACCATGAACCCACACCTCGAGCCTCTTGACATTGCGAATTCGTTTGGGTTTACCCTCAGTGGGGTAAATATGAGTTTGGCGAATGCTCTTAGACGAGTAATGTTGTCGGATGTACCATTAGTAGTCTTTAGAACGACACCAAATGAGAGAAACAAATGCAATATTATTACCAATCACACTCGTCTTAATAATGAGGTTATAAAACAGCGATTGAGTTGTATTCCAATTCATATCAAGGATACTGCTGAGTTCCCCCTTAAAAATTATATCATGGAAGTTAACGTGGAGAATAACACGGATACTATTATGTTTGTCACTACGGAAAATTTCGTTATCAAGGACCTTGTTACCGGAAAACTATTGCCTCAAGACAAGACGCGGGAGATTTTCCCACCAGATGACACTACTGGGTACTTTATTGATTTTGTGAGATTGCGCCCAAAAATTTCCGATGAAATTCCAGGGGAAAAGATCCATCTCACATGCGAGTTTGATATTGGAACTGCGAAGGAGGATGGCACATTTAATGCCGTGTCTACGTGCGCATATGGGTTTACTGGCGATACTGCTGCACAGGATGCCGAGTTGGCCAGAAAGCGCCAGACATGGAAGGATGAGGGAAAGACTGAAAAAGATATTAAATTTGAGTCGGACAACTGGAAACTGCTTGAAGCGAAGCGCATATATAAGCCGGATAGCTTTGACTTTGCGCTGCAGAGCGTCGGCGTGCATACAAACTATGAACTGCTGGACATTGCATGCAAAATTCTCATCACTCGGTTTAATGCTGTGGGAACGCTTATTGAGCGTGATGAATTGGAGGTTAAAACTTCTGAAAATACCATGTCGAACTGCTTTGATATAATCTTGGAAAACGAAGACTATACAATTGGCAAGGTGCTGGAGTATTTGTTGTACACCAAATTCTACGAGAAGAACATTCTAACATTTTGCGGATTTAAAAAGATGCATCCACACGACACTCATAGTATTATTCGTGTGGCATACACTGAGCCGGTTGAGAGGGCAACCGTTAAGGGACACGTAAAGGAGTGCGTTGATGAGGCTGTTCGTATATATACCGTGCTCAAAAAGGATTTCACTAAGTTTGTGAAGGACTAATATATCTATATATGGTCTACTTTGTAATTGTTGTTATTTGCAACCATTACAAATATAAATAAATATTTTCAAAAACAACCAAATATACAAAAAATAAACATTTTTAAGAACCGAAAATATCGAGTTTTTTCCCTGGAAAGTTTTTTGGGATTTTCAAAAATGGACAAAAAAAATGTCCAAAAACCGATTTTGCCAAAATACTTTCCCAAAAATACATGTTTTGTGACCATAATTGAAATTTATGGTCTGGTCACCAAAAAAATAATTTTCAGTTTGTGACGGTAATTTTTTTATA